ACGCAGGAATCGGATACGGTGCGACACGGTTCACGATGTACTGCGTCTGTGCCGTGTTGTCGGCAACAAGAGCCGCCGTCTGTGCCGTCTGCGATGCCGCAAGGTTGGCAAGCGTCAACTGACGCTCAAGGTCGGCAATCTTCTCGTTCTTCGCCTCAATGCGGTCTGCACACATTTGGTCGAGAATCCGCTGTGTCGATGCGGTGTTCGCCGCAATCACTTCCTGCAATGCCGATGCGACCGCCGCACGGTCGGCACAGTTCTCGGTAGCCACCGTGAATTTGAGGTCGGCGATGGACGCACGGTTCTCACAGCAACAGTTCTGAAGTGCACTCTGAAGTGCGAAGTTCTGATTCATGTCAGCCATCTGACGGGAGTTCGCCGCAATCTCGCTCTGTGCGAAGCCGTTGTTGATAGCCGCCGCAGTTCCTGCAAAGCCGTTGCACAACTGCGTGTTAAGACCTGCGATGCCTGCGTTGATTGTGTTAATGTTACTGTTCAGCAGTTGGTCACGGAAACCGCCGTTGATGTTGTCGGTGTTGTTCAGCCACGGGTAGAGATTTCCACCACCAAACCCACCGTTGCCGCCAAAGCCGCCGTTCCCTGCGAGAAGGATAAACAGGATAAGAATCCAAAGTCCGTCCCCGCCACCGAAACCGCCGAAGCCACTGTTAGAGGGTGCAACGGGCATGATGAAGCCGTTGCCCTCGGTTTCTGTAAGTGCCATTTGGTTTGTTCCTTTCATTCGATTATTCATAAACGCTCTGTGCACCGAGCCTTTACTTCAACATTCCCTGCATCTGCTGTGCCATCTGTACGGCACGGTTATAGTCTGCCTGTGATACCCGACCGCTGTTTATCAATGCCTGCACCTGTTCCTGCGGGTTGCCACGGAACGAGTTGCGGAACTGATTGAACCGCTGTAACAGGGACATTACATTGTTGGTCGGCAGGTTCTGCATCATCGCTTGGTAGAGTGGGTTCATTCTTCAACCTCCTTCTTCCTCGGGGCACGACGTATCGACAGATTGTCGAGTTCGTCCCGAAGGTCGCTAATTTGCCCTAAAACGGCTTCTAAATCCTCACGGGTTAAATAGTCCGTCTTAGCCTCTGAAATGCGTTCTACGTGGCTCTCCGTGGCTCTGAGGGTATAATCAAGGATTTTCATCGAAGGCATACCGCTTGCGTCAGCCGATTTCAGATAGATTGCCTGCGTCTCACTGTCCCACAGTGCGACCGTTGTGTTCGGTGCTACGTACCATGCCTTCGCCGCCTCGATGCCCTGCACCCACGTCAGTGAGTTGCCCTGTGCCTGCGGCTGTGTCTGCGGCATAAGGTACGGATAGTTGGCGGGGAAATAGTTATAGTTCATCCTCTTCGTCCTCCTTTGGCGGGTTGTCCTTTTCGTACCACACCATGACAGGTATCAGTTTGCTACTGTCCCACAGGTCATACAGGTCGCCGTCAACGACCGTTGCTACGTGTGTTCCGAACCCAAGCACGAATGTTCCCTCGGGGTTGTCCTCGCAGAAGTCCTCTGCCGTGTAACAATCGGGGCAGGTATTCGGGATTGCCTTTCGGTAAAACCCGTTCTTCCGAAGCGTAGCCGCAAGGGTTGACGTTGCATCGGGCAGGTCGCCCATTGCATACCCGTTCATGGCGAGCCGAACGTATGCCGTCTCCCAATCCGTGTCAATGGCTTTCGCCAATGCTCTGACCGCACAATCCCCCGTCCTCTTTCCGACGGGGTTTGGATTATATTCTTTCCACATGAGCGTGTCCTCCTTTGTGCTTCAATCGTACAAAAAAGCGGCACGCCCAACAAGACCGCAGGCGTACCGCTTTCAGTTCAGTTTCAGTTCAATTTCAGCACAAAAAGAGAACACCCCGAAGGGTGTCCTCTGTCGAGAAGGAGGTCTATACATTAGGCTACTACCAACAATGTAATGCGAGACGTTCCTTGCCTTTGTTTAGTATGCGTTTGATTTGCGATACCGACAGGTCGAACTCGAAGGCAAGCGTCTCTATTCGCACCCCGTCAATCATTCTCCTGTGAAGGATGTTCCTATCCCTCTCCGAAAAAATCCAATTTGTAATAAGTCCCTCTATCTCGGTTCTTGAAAGTGTATTCCAATCCATTGTGTTTGTCTCCTGTTTTTTTGGTTTTATTGTAACCAAATCACAGGATTGCACAAGGAAACGGAAACGCAAGTTTGGTGCACGATTAGTGCAATTTTAGGCGGTCAACGTGGGTGAGTACCCGCTCTCGGTTTTTGCGGATGATGTTCTTTGCCTGCCGCTCCGAGATATCGTGCTTCGTGGCAATTTCCTCAAAGGTCAAACCGTCCAACCAACGGGATTTCAGAATCTCACGGTCACGGGCAACGAAGCAGTATTCTTCAATCAGCCACGCTATCTCGCTCCGTGACATATCAACAAGGTTATGTATGGTTGCCGTCGCCATTGGTGTTTCCAATCACCCCGACCAACAGGGAAATAATGATGCTGACCGCCATGAGGATTGTGCCAACGGCGGCATACCGCAGGTTCTTTTGTGACCGCTCAAACCGTTCCATGAGTGCGTCATACACCACATACGGGATGACGGCTATGTCCTTTTCGTCTTTCATTTGTGCCACCGCTCGATGATTGCCCACCACGTCTTTGCTCCGACCACACCGTCTACGGCGAGAGCCTTGCCGTCAGCATCCTTGTGGTTCTTCTGAAAGGTCTTGACCGCTACTTCCGTGGAAGAACCGAACACACCGTCCACGGTTACCTTGACGTTCGCCTGTATGGTCTTGACCGCATCGCCTGTGCTACCCTTGCGGCAGACCTGCAACTCTGAATATTTCACCTCGTCCTCCTTCACGGGAGCGGGGGTCGGTTCGGGCTGATAATCCGAGTAATCGGCATGGCAGTAATCCGACCAAAACTTCCACCGCTTGTCCGTTATCTTTGATTTCACAACACCGTAGGAATGTCCCCGTGCCTCTACAACTTCGTCGTTGCCGACATATACGCCGACGTGTGACTTGTTGCTGTTGTACACGAGGTACGCAGGAATCTTGGGGAACTTCCCCATGTCATCCGACTTCACGCTTGCCGCATCGTACAACATCTGCGGGTTCTTGTCATACGGCTTCAGTTCGCCTTCGGGGTCGCCGTTCACCGTATTGCACATCATTGCTCCCTTCAGCAATCCACAGCAATCGTGAACCTTCTGTCCTGCGTTCGCCTGTTCCTCAAAGTCAGCCGCCTTGTAGGATTCGGGAAACTTCTTCCGCATCCGCACAAGCAGAGCAGGTGTTGCGTGCTGACCCCAAGTCCCACGCCAATACGGTCTGCCGAGTTGGGCTTCGCAGTACCGTACAATCCACTTACTTTTTTTCTTTGCCATCAGTGTCCTCCTTCTTTTCCGTTTTCTTATCATCCTTCTTCTTGTTGTTGTCCTCTTTGAGTTTCTTCAAAAAGTCCTTCAACTGTTTCGGATAGGGAACGCCGATACGACCGAGGTTCTCCAAAATGGACAGCCCCTCGTTCGCCACGTAGAAGAAAATCACAAGGGTACGCATCGCCGCACCGTGTTGTAGTATCTGTCTGTCGAGGACGTTGCCCACGCCGACGAGTATCAACTCACCGACCTTCTTGGCGATGCCTTTTGCACCGACCTCGCTTGACAGTTCACGCTTGACCGCCGCCGCAATAACGCCTGTGATGTAGTCCATCAGAATGAACACAAGCATGGCGTACATCAGCCCGTCAAGACCGCCAAAGAACCAACCAACCCAACCGCCGATTAAGGCGAATATTGCTCTCCCCATGTTCCATTTCTCCTTCATTGGTACACTCCGAGTATTTAGTAGGTGCATTGGACACACCCCCTTCCCAAAGGATAGCATTATTGATTATTTAATGCAAGTAGCATTTTCAGCCCGTTAGGACGCACTGATATAGGTTGTGTCAAATGCAAACCGAGAACTGTTATCAACAGTATGTGTTCCGACACTATCAAACTCAATCTCGCCGCTTGTGTTGATTGACAGGGTTTCAATGGATGAACCGTAGTTGTCCTGCCCCGCAACAATGATTGTCATTGCACTCGCAGGTGCGGGTAATCCTGTGAACAGCGTTCCGTTGTTAGACGTTGTGTTGAAATAGAACGTACCGCTGATACGAACCGTCTTTCCAACCTTAGTCCATGTAACAGCATCCGATGTTACCTTGTTCGATGCAGTTGGCGTTCCTGTCGTTACAGCGTCAACCATGAGATAGCCCGATTGGTTCGGAAAGTAATACTCACGGTTCGCTGTCAGCACATTGTCCTTGTCGTAGATACGGACGTACTTATCGCCCTTGCCGTAGACATACATTTCGCCGTGTGAGCATCCTGCCGTGCCGTTGGCAATGGCATTGCCAAGAACGAAACGACCGTACTGCGATGTAGTACCGCTGTGAATACGCCGAGCGTTGATTGTTGCCGTGTTCGGATTGACAAAGATGCCGCCGCTGATTCTTGCACCTTCGGTCTTAGTTGTTACCTGCGTGTTCTGCGTAAAGGAACTTGCCCCGAACAAAAGTGGATATGCCGCACTCGTTGTTGTTGCAGTTTGCGTTACGTTGGTATCGGTGATGTCGGACGTGACGGCTATCTGTTTCCACGTTCCGAACGTAAACGTACCTGCGGTCGAACCCGAATACACAGATTGCACGAATATCTTTCCGTCAATATCGGTAATCGTTCTAAGCCGATATACGTAGGTTGCGGTGGATTCGTTGTCATACGTGTTGCTGTGAGTGTTTTCAACCTTCATGTTGTACGCTCGTGCCGTAGGACAGTTGCTCTGCGTTGCCGCCGTTGACGATGACGCTGTGTTGTACTGACCGACGGAAAGATACGCAACCGTATTAAGGTTAGCGTTTGCAGGGATTGCTGTGCTGAACGATTGCGTCAGTTTTGGCGTGAGCCTTTTCAGAGAATCGCCGTTAAATGTAATGTCGGAGTTTGTAAACTTCGATGTGTTTGTTGTGTCATCGACAGACACTTCAAGGTTCACTGTAGGGTCACTTTCAAACGTGGCTCTGTCACCGTATATCCTCAAGGAACTTTCGTTAATCAATGATTCCCTAAGCGTGTGATATTCCCCGTCAGACCCCGATATGAGTTTTGCTTTCTTTTCAACACGAAGAAGATTCATCGACAACGAGCCGAACATTTGCAACCACGCAGGCTTATTTACACCACCGACCTTTGCCGTATCTCTTCTTTCAGCACCCCTGTCCTCGTAAATGCCCGATGCGGTTATTGTAGCACCCGCCGCACCGTTGCTTGATTCAAACACGTTTTCGGCGGGAGAGAGTTTTACGTGGTATTCAACGTCAGTGCTTGGGCTTTCGGGGTCAGCGATGGTTACGTCAGCAGACAATCCGTCAGAATCAATCGTCCAATCTCCAATGCTACCCTCGCTTGTCGTAATCTTGCCTGTGATTTCTGCATTTTGAGAATACAGTTTCCCACTGTAATTAAAGTAAGACAAATACGACCATGATTGTGAATTGGTCGCTCGGCGGCGAACGCCTATCGCCCAATTGCCTGCAACGGGTGATGCAGGTGCGTTCAAACACACTTGGTACACATAGCCGTCTATTGTGACTTCTTTGAGGATTTGTGACGAATCAATCGTCCAACCGCCGACGGTTGCATTAAACGCACTCAAATCCGTCACGCTAATTGCGTTTGCCGCAACAGAACCCGTGATGATTTTGCCACCGTCAATGACCGTCAGCGTATCGTCAAGCAGTACCGTGGAACAGGAGATTGTACCGTCGTTAGTTTCTGTCTGTAAGCAAGTCCACAGATAAGGGTACGAAGCATCGTAGGGCATCCGTTTCGTTGTCCACGCAGACGAGGTAACAGACGTAGATGTAATCCACGAAGTCGGTGCGGTCGGGGCGGTTGTGGAATTGTTCTTGCGGTAAATCCTTTGCTCACGCTTGACGGCGTTCGTCTTGGTAGCGTAGGTTGCCGCAACTCCTGCGTTTGTTGCCATGTCAACAGACGGGTCAATCTTTTCAACGGTCACGGCGTTCGCCGCAATCTTGTCAGCCGTTACAGAACCTGCCGCAATCTTGTCGGCGGTGATTGCTCCTGCCGCTATGTTGTTCGCATAGAACGTGGAATCCTGCAAGCCATAGGAACGACCCTTGTGCTTGGCATCGCCCGTTCCCGCAATGGTCGTATTGCCGTTCAGTTTGTATGTCACGCTCGTGATGTACACATCAACGCTCGTGTTGTCCTTCTTGACGAACGTGCAGTGGTCAAGCGGGTACAGATGCGGGGCAGGGAGAACCGTTGCGGAGAACGGTGTCCATGTGAACCCGTTGCGGTACGTTGCGATGTTATCTGCAATCGTAGATATGTTCGATGTCACAAGGGGGTTGTCCTGTATGGTTATCGGACGGACGTTTGTTCCTGCCGTGTACGTGGTTTCATCCTTGATGACCGTCACGCCCGTAATCGCAAAGGTGTTCTCGTCAATCTCGGATGCGGTGCGGTTCGCCGTGGTAATCGTAAAGCCCGAAGTGTCACGATACCATGTCATATACAACTTACCGTCATAACTGATATTGCCGTTGCGTCCTGCCAATTCGCAAATCCACCGCAGAACATCTCGGTACGTCTTTGCCTCGCTCGGCATTGCGGTGACGGAATACGAATAGTTGATGAAGTTGCCCGTCGTACCGAGGGTCACGCCGCACACCGTACAGATACGTTCCAACAGGGTTTTCAGCGTGTACGGGAAAGTGAACTGCGTGAGGTCGATAGCATCGTCAAACTTCACCATACGGTCGAGTGCCGCAAGCGTTACCGTGTTGCGGTCAAACTTAACCTCGTCCACGGTGAAGTACCCCATCGGAATGTAAGTGATTGTAGAGGCAGACGTATACACGCCTACCTCTACGTAAAACTCTTTGCCATCGAAGGAATACGAGTTCCATGAACCGTCACGGTTGCTCAAGACTAAAGACAGTTCTGCCGCCACACACGAGCCTATCGACACACTTTCTCCCGTTGCCACATAACTGTTGATAGACATACCGCCCTGTACAATGTTGGCGTTTGTGATAACCGTGTTGCCATTGGTAATTCTTGCATACTGCATCGCTCCACTTTGGAACTTAGCAAGTGCCGTTGAACTAATCGGGTACATACAGAACCCTCCTATTGCTCGATGATGTTAAACGAGATATTGCTCCACAGACCGACCGTGCGGTTATACGCAGGTGCGGAACGGTCGCCGACATAGAATGTCTTTGTTTGGAACGAGTTGGTCTTTGGGTCTTTGTACTTCACCGATACGTACTCGGGGTCGAACGCCGTCAGTACCGTGCTTGCCACGGTATCGTTGACATTGTTCCACGCCAACTGTATCTTGACCTTCTGACCGATGCGGTTCTTGTGCATCAGCCCGTCCTCGGTACGCCCCGCATCGGGGTCGGAAATGTCATTGTACTCCACTTGGTAGACGGACGGGGATGGCACAAACGCACCATCCACGTTCTCTATCGGATTGTAAATATCGGGATTGCTCGGCATATCAACCTCCTAATGCTACGGGAACTACCGTCTTGCCTTCACGCCTGTTCTGTCTATCCATTGCCGTGGTAATCTGACCCGTGGTAATCGTGGTTACAGGAGTGTAATCCTTTGCCAAGATGCTCTTGCCAACGCTGACAAGTTCACGCAGGAGTGCGTTGCCTTCCTCGTTACCGACAGCCACGCTATCAGCGATTTGGTCACGGTTGTAGACGGATGTGTGTGAACCCTGTGATGCAATCAACTCTGCACCTGCCTCTCCTGCAAAGAAGAGAGAGCCTGTAGGAACGTCACCGCCCGCCGCTCTTGTCAGAACCGGCTTGGTGCTTTGATTTTGGAGACCGCTCGACCCCATTGATTGAGGTCCTCCACCAATGTTGGTTTTGATGGTTGAAAGGGTGTCGCTAATTCCTTTCAGTTTGCCTGTATTTGTTCCCGTGGTATTCGTGTTCGTGTCAATCGACGAAATTTTCCTTACGTAATTGTTCCACTCCTTGTCGTTGAAGATGCCGTTCTCAATCATATACGCAATATCATCGGTGTTAAGTGCGGCGTTTATAGTGATATTGTTAGGGTCAATAAAATTGTTATTGCCGATGTTGAGGTCGGGTATTTCAAACGAGCCTGTCTTTGTTGTCTTAGGTAATCCCGCACCGAGTTCCGCTAACGTCTTTTCGGATTCCGAAAGTTTGGCGTCAAGGTCACGACCAAGACTAAGGTTGTACATTCTCTGTTTGTACAATTCGGGGTCGTACATTTGGTCTTGAAGTGCTCCTGCGTATGGCTCTAACTTACCGATGTTCTTTTCTTCTTGGTTGTCACGCAGTTTCCAAATGATAGCCGCCGCCGCCGCCGCTACCGCAACGAGCGTAACAGGGATAGCCGCACCGCCGAACAGCGATGCAAGACCACCGCCCGCTCCCGATGCCGTAGCACCTGCAACGCCGCTTGATATTGCAGACGAAACAGCATCGCGAATTAGCGAGGTTACCTTCGGAAAACCGATTGCTGTCGCAATAAGGTTTCCGAGTTGCAATGCGAGGAATGTGCCAAGCAAAGGATTTTCTTTCCACATTCCCCAAAGAGCCTCAAGGCTTGCCACAATAGCATCAATAATAAGACCGCCGAGATTGCTGAGAACGGATTTCCAATTTATGCCGTTAAACATTTCTCCAAGTTTCTCACCAATCTTTTCAAAGTCTGTTCTCTTGAAGAACTCTCTTGCCGCAATGATGCAACCGACAATCGCATTGCTAATTGTCTCACCGATTTTCTTTGTTTCAATATCGTCGAGGAACCCGTTGATTCCGTCGCTGATGAACGTCCCGACCTTCGTCCAATCAACTTCTGAAATGAACTTGCCGATTACTTCAAATCCCCTGTTAATAATCTTGGCAACCGTCTTTCCGAGGTCTTTGATGCTAAAGGTGTCAAGGAACTTATTGACGTTATCGCCGAGGAATGTTCCTATCTCTCCCCACTTAACATCGTCAACAAACTTTCCAAGAGCCTTAACGCCACTGTTAAGGATTTTGGCAATACTTTCTCCAAGCGGCGGGTCTGTCTTAAACGACTTAAATATGCCGTTGATTCCTTTTGCAAGGAACGTGCCGAGTTTTTCCCACTCCACGTTTTCAGCAAAACTTGCGATGCCGTCAATGGCTTTCTTGAACAGACCGCCGATTGCCTCGCCAAGTGCCTCACTGTCGAAGTCGGTAATGATTTTGTTTACGCCTGTCGCAAGGAACGCTCCGAGGTCAGCCCACGGCACATCATTGATAAACTTGATTACACCTTTGACCGCTCCACCAAACAGTTTAACAATGCTCCCTGCAAGTCCTTCAATGTCAAAGTTTTTAATAATCCCGTCAATGCCGTTTGCAAGGAATGTGCCGATGGATTCCCACTCAACTGTGTCAGAGAACTTGTCAATCAACTTAGCGGCAGAGTTAATGATGTTTGCAAGATTTGCACCAAGACCTTCAACATCAAACGTATTGACAATGCCGTTGATTCCGTTTGCAAGGAATGTGCCGATACCGCTCCAATCAACCGTAATGAAAAACTTGTTCATTTTTGCTACGGCTACATTGAATGCCTTGGCAATACTCTCACCGAGTTTCGTTCCAAGCCCGTCAACATTGATAAGACCGTTAAGCAAAGTCGCAACGGACGATGCGTTCCGCTTTACCTTTGCCTCAATTGTAGTCCACGGAATCTTGTCAAGACCTCCCGAGATAGCGTTGCCAATGTTGGTTCCAATCTCGGTCATGTCTCCCGCTTTGAATGCGTCTTTCAGTTTTGTAAAGAAGCCCTTAATCTTCGATTCAACCTTCCGCTCTTCAAACATCTTGGAGTAGTCGAGGTTGTCTTTTGTCGAGCCACGCTTGCTCTTATTTTTATCGTCAAGACGGTTGATTTCGTCAAAGCCAAGCAGTGTGTTGCGGAGTTTCTTTGCAGACTTGCTTGCGTCGTCTGCCGCCTCTGCGTACTCCACGGGATACTTCAATGCCGCCGTCCAAGTGTCCTGCCCCGTCATTGCCGCAAGAGCCTCGTTGATAGTGTTAAGCAGGTCAACGAACTTGTCGGTAATCATGTCGATTGCAGGTGCAAGGTTATTGACAAGCGGGGACACCATTGCCGCAAGGCTGTCCTTCACGTACAGGGCAGACGTGGCAAGCATATCCATGCTCTTTGCGAACTGACCGTCAATCAGTTTGGAATACTGATACAGGTTGGAGATACCTTCCTTGAACGCCTGCGTGATTTCCTTTAACGCCCAACGGATTGCACGGTAGACGGCGATACGCTTTGCCGCCGCAAGGAAACCGCTCAGCCTTTGAACAACAGAGCCTACGGAAGATGCCAACCGTTTCCACGGTGCGATAGCAAGGCTTGCCGTAAGTTTCGCCGCACTGATTGCCGCATTGCCCATTGTCTTTGCGACGTTCGATACAGCGGATGTAAACATACGCCCTGCCGATTCAGCAAAGTGGAGAGCCGCTTTTGCCGCCGCTTCAAGTGCGGGTTTGAGGTGTTTCCAAATATTGCCGCCAAGAGTTTTAAGATGGCTCTTTACAGCCCTTGCGGCGTTGCCAAGACGTTCAAGGGATTTTTTGAAATCCTCTACGTTCTTCGTCTTGCTTGCCAACTCTTCCTTGCTAAGAGCGTCAGCGTCGGAAACCGTACCCTTCGGTGCTTCTCGCCATTGTCCTTCGATGATGTTGCTTCTTGCCGCTTGTGCGGCGAGCATCGCTCCACTGCTCGGGGCAATCTGATAAGGGTTTGACGCTAAGTTCTGATTGCCGTATGTCCACCACGTATAGGGTGCAACCGCTCCACGCTGTGAAGGAACAATCCCATAATGCTTGCTCGCCAAGTCTTGATTGCCATACGTCCACTGCGTTGTGCGGCTTTGGTCGCCATACGCCCAATAGTTCTTGGCAACAGCAGGTGCTTGGAAACCCGCCCCTGCTTTTTGTGCAGACTTCTGTGCCTTCTCGTAGTTCTTATATACCTTTGCAAAAGCAACGAATTGCTTTAACATTTCGGGGTTGAGACGAACATCAGCCAAGCGTTCCAAAGCACCCGCCATTTCGTTGATGCCGCCCGCAACATTCTTCCAATCAATGTCCTTCAGTTTGCTAAACGCCTCGGAAAATGCGTTGAGTTTGTTCTCGTTCGGCAAACTGATACCGCCACGAACGGCGGTCTTTAGTGCGTTCAGTTTATGTGCGAGTTCTTCAATCGCCCTTGTCGCTTGGGAAGTATCGGCTTTGGCTTCAATGGTAATGCTTCTTATGTTTGCTTGGTCACCCATTTGCCGTACCCTCCTTCTTTTGATTCTGTGCTTTCAGACGGTTCACTCTGTCAACCCAAGCCTTAACCTTTGCTTGATTCGCCAACTCCCTGTCATCTTCCCTGCGTTGCTCGTCTTGCTTTTTCTTGTCGGGGTAAAGGTCGAGCGGCTCTTCAAAATATTTCTCCGCATGATGGTCACGGACTAAATCTCGGAACATCGGAGAAACGCATTGCAGAGCATTGTAGACATAAAACCCGTGAAGCCACGCATCGTGGTTTCTCTGCTTTAAGTCGAGACGATGTGCATCACGCACATACTTGTAGTCCTCGGGGTCGCCGTCCCAATACTCTGTCAGCGTCATTCCCATAGCGAGATAGTCGGGGCATAACCTCCGTGCTATCTCGCCATAAGAAACTTCTTCACAATCTTTTTTTTCGGGGAAGTAATCGCTTACTTGACTACTTCCCACTTCGCCTTTTTTGCGTTCTCCTCGGGTTCGCTGAAGAGTTTCTCAATCGGGTCGTTGAACATTTCAACAAGAGCCGTAATGAACTCTTCCTTGCCCTCAACCTGTGCCCACAACTCGTCAATCTTTGCCTGCGGCAAAGTGCGGTGGTAGCGAAGGAACGCACCTGCAAACAACTTCGGGATTCCCGATACAGGATTGTCTACCGCCTCTTGAAGGTTGAACCCGTTATCCGACATCTGCTTTACGCTTCTAAGGTTGAACGAAAGGGTGAAATCCTTTCCTTCCGCATCCGTAAGTTTGATAGTAGCCATAGTATAAATCCTCCCTTAAATTCTCAATTACTCAACTACAACGGTACACGTATCGGTGTAGTCAACACCACCGTCCGTGATGGTAGCGGTGATGATGGTCGAACCTGCCTGTGCCGCTGTTACCTTGCCTGCCGAGTTCACGCTTGCCTTAGCAGTTGCAGACGAGGTATACGTTACGGTCTTGCCCGCAGGAACGGTAACGGTGTTGAACGTGTACGTGTCGCTTACGCCAAGCGTCAGAGCGTGTACGTCAAGCGTTACGGACGGGGTTTCGGTCGTGCCTGCCGTCTGACGGATAACCGTGGTCGGAGCAATCGTGATGGTCATGTTCTGAACCTCGTTCACGCCGCCGCCCGTCTTGGTAACGGTGATGTAGCCCTTGAACTCGAACTTGCCGTCCACACCCGTAGGCGTAGCAATCTCGTTCTCAACCGTTGCACCGAGCCATACAGCGAAGTCCTGCTCTACGTTTTCAAGAGCCTTGATAGCAACGTAGTCGGCAAGCGTGTAGTTCGCCGTAAAGGTCATTGCCTCGGTCTCTTGAATACCGAGAATGTACGTTCTTGCTCCGTCAGACATGGTGGTCGTGTCGAGCATTTCGGGAACGCCGCCGAGGTCGGGGAACTCTTTGATGTCGATAAGTTTCGACCAAGCCCCACCTGTGCCTTTCATCAGAAAGGTCTTATAAGTGCTGATAGCCATACAAAACTACCTCCTGTATATAGTGTGATTTTGTGATACCGTTGCCTCGTATCTCACAAGGATGCGGTATTTCGTGCCGTTGTCAAGCCCGCTCGGAATATTCGTGATGCGGTCAAACCCGTGTGCAAGCATCGTGTTGTCAATCAGTTCACGGATATTCTTTGCCGCCGCTTTCTTTCCCGACACGTCATTCGTTAAGATGTTAATCTCATACGTGACGTTGGCGTGTCGCTCATTGCTCCCGCTGTCAGACGTGGATGTTCGATTGAGATTGTCCAACTCTTCCACGCAGATACACGGGAACGAGGACGGCGACAGGTTCAAGACGCTCTCGAACTTTGCCGTTGGGTAACTCGGTTGCACCGCATTGTATATCAGCGTGATGATTTCGTTTTCAATATCAATCATTGAACACCTCTTTTGCTACAGCAATGATATGCTCTCGGTCAAGAACTTTGCTCGCTTCATACATCGCACGGGCGGGCGGGTCGCCGTTTGTGATGACCGTATCACGCCCGTCTTTGTTGTGCCTTAGAACAGCACCATGATTTCCTGCCTCTCCGAGGTATATCCACGGCGGGTCTGCACCCTTGTGTTTCCCGTATTCGCCGTGATTCAATACGCCATCGGGCTTCGCATCCGCAGGATAATCGGGATAGTATGTACCCGTACCGAACTCGATGAAGGCTACGGCTTTGCCGTTTGCCACCAACATCAGTTTGTCGCCGCTCCAAAAAGCGGGGAGTACATACACGTCATTATGCCCCGAGTACAACGCATTGGTAAAACCTGCCGATGCAATGTCGTACCCTTCGTTCATAAGACGCACGAGCAGGGTTTTCATCTTCTGCTCAATCACCGTGGTGTAATCCAACAAATCCTGCATTGCCTTGTTGATGCCGTTCAGATGAAACGTAATCATTGGACTTTAACCTTCGCTACTGCATACTGAATGAAGTTCAGAGACTTCGCCTTCTTCGTCACAATGTAATCGTATATCGGCTGAACAGCGGCGGTGTCCCGTGTGTTTGGTGCAATGTCGATTGCCAAGACCGTGTACTCGTCTATAGGGCAGGACAAATCGTCCGTTACGATTACTCGGTCGTAGTTCACGTCAGCACCAAACACGTCAGCGGAACTCTCGCCCCTTGCGGGGGATATGTTCGCTCGGCACTCCACCCATGCGGAGTAGGACGGAATATTCTCAAAGGTATGAAGATTGCCGTCCATCCTCTCCGTCTGACCGTTATACGTTGCATAGTAAAACGTCTGTTTGTTGCGGTTAAGGGTTTTCATTCTCTTCCTCCCTTACGGGGTTCGGAATCGAAGCAAACGGCATGATTCCGTACAGCATGGAGTTCGGCACGCTTGCACTTTCATAGGTGCGGTTCGTGCCGTTCTCATCGTGCTTCGTCTCGCCCTCCGCACCACGCTTGTTGAGGAGATAGGTTGCTATCTCTATCTGCTTGCGTTGATAGCGAACGGGGACTTCCGTAACATCGTCACGGAACGGATATGCCCTCTCAATGATTGCCTGTCCCGCTTCATCGAGGTAAGAAGCCAACACGTCGCCGTCAGATTCGCCCGTGCGTTTTCCCAACTCCACTAACATTTCTTCCCTTGTCATGTTGACTTCCCTCCGTCAATTACTTCTTTTCCTTCTTGTCCTTGGACTTGTCCTCGGACTTGTCTTTTGCTTTCGGTTTGTTCACAACCACAGAGTTGACGATAACCATAATCCACCTCCGTTACTCGGACAGGACTAAGCCGCTAAGGTCAAACTGCTGTCTCGTGTTGCCGTAGCCGTCTGCACCTTGGATAAGGTTGAACATCTGCTTGTCCTTGTTGGTAATCTTGAACACGCCGTTGCGGTCGGGGTCAGAGTAGCACTCGATAAGACCCGAACCCTCGGACGGTGTAAGACCAACCCACAACTTGCGGGTATGCGTGTCAAGGTTGCTCCACTTGAGTGCAAGGAAATATCCCTCGCCCCAATCGGTAACCAACTGACCGCTCGTCAACTTGGTAAGCGTACCTGTAATCTTATTCGTGGTAGCGTTTACGGAAACTCCGCTCTGCATCTGCGATGCAGTTGTGCCCCAAAAGTCTGTCCCGCTATCGGCTGGGCTTACCGTAGCGGTATTTAAGGGTTTATTGTACCTACTACGACACCTGCGGCATACTCAACCATGAGGTCAAGACCCGACATGATAAGGCTCTCAACCTGTGCACGGGTGTTGTTTGCCTCGCCCGAGTTGATACCGACAAGACCCGTCTCGTCCGTGGTCAGAGCGAACGCTCTCGCCACGTCTCCACCCATGTTGAGGTAGTACAGGATAAGGTTGTCCTGTGCGGTGGAGTAGATAGTGCCCTGCGTTACCTGCGAGGTAAGGATGACACGACCGAGACCGAGGAAGTCCTCGATGTACTTCATTCCAAATGCGTTCTGTACGGTGATGGATGCGGTTGCAAGATAGTCACCGATGTCGAGCGGGTTGATGAAGTGCACAGCCTCGATGCTGTCGTTCTCGAAGAGAACCTGCAACTGTGCCCAAGCCTTTGCGAGAACAGCCTGCAAGCCCGTTCCCGTCACGGACGTGGTGTTGTTGATGCTACCAAGGAAAGTGAAGAAACGGGAACGGATTCCCTTCTGAACTTCCTTGATTGCCTTTGCGTCGGTCTCTGCCACAGCGGTGTTATAGCCGCTCTTCATAATAGCCTCGGCAGAGGTAGCCTTACGCCACTTGTTCAGCGTGATTGCACCAACGGGGGTCTTGGTCTGTGCGAACTCGGAAAGCGGGATAACCTCGCCCTCGGGTACTTCGCCACTCTGCAACGTGCCCGTGATTTCATACACGTACATTTCCTCGCCCTCGTTCTTAACAATCTTACGAGTTGTTCCGAGAGCCTCCATCAGTTTTGCAACGTTAAAGTCGCTGAACTTCTTTACGAAGTCAATCTCTCTCGCTCTCTTCAGAGCCGCCGCCTTAATGAGATTGGTCTCAGCGGCAGTTGTTACGTTCGATGCCATAACTGTGTTTCTCCTTTACTTAGTAGTTTGGAAACAGGTTAAGATGTTCGGCAATCATCTGCTGACGTTTCTCGTCATCCTTGATTGCCATAATCTCGTCTGCCGTAATGGTTTTTGTGCCACTTCCCGCAGGGGGTGTCGGCATATCCCCGAGCATCCCCGCCTTCACCTGCTTGTCGTGTGCGACAAGATGTGCGGCGTGGTTGGCGATTACCTTGTCGGCATTACCGTCAGCCCAAGCCTGTGCGGTTTCCGTAGCGAGGGCTTCATCGTAACCCATCGCAAGGTACTGTGCCTTGTACTTGGAAATCGCAAAATCACGTTTCAACTTTGCGTTTTCTTCCTGCAAGGTCTGCAACGTGTCTGCGAGTTCCTGCTTTGCCCGTTCATCCTCGGACAGTTTTGCGAGGTTGTCCTTTTTTATTTTCGACAGTTCCGATGCGGTCTTGTCAAAGACAGCCTTCGCTACGTAACCCGAATAGTCGGGTTCGGCAACCTCGAATGATTCGAGAGCCGCCAACTTCTGTTCGGGGGTCATGTCTGCATAACCCTCAATGGTGGAAGTGTCAATCTTCATATGTAGTTCTCCTTTGCGTTTTTTGGACTTCTCTGTCCGTAATTTTGTGTTTGTCGGCTTCTCTGCCGTTTGTGTTTTAGCGACTTCTCTGTCGGAATACGGGGGCGGGGATTTCACCACGCCCTTCACTGCCTCCGCACCGTATGGGGTTTATCATGTGCAAAAAAGAAAACTATTCTTTGTCAGCGGGTATCAGCCAACAGCGGCAACGGATGTGCGGCTTGTCGGGCACGCTGTCGATAGGATAGGTCTTGTTATGCCGTTTCCGACAATCCAAGCAAACACGCCCGTCCTGTTCGGTTATCCAACGCACCCGTTCAATACCGCTATCTTTGTATCCTTGGAGGGTTGCCGTATCGGTTATTTCATCAGCATACTGCTTCGTCTGCACGGACAGGTTGTACATCGCCTGTTTGAGTTCTTTTGAAATGTCACCCTTCTTCTTGGTGGAGACCACCGCCTCGAAGGTGCGGGCACGCTTGCGGTCGAACTCGTGGGTGAACACGTATCTCGTCACGGGGTCATAGCCGAGCAGGAACTGTTCCACCCAAAAGTACGTAAATGCGTCCTCACGCCCCGTACACGCAAAATAAGCGTGGTTTGCGACATCAAGGTACAAATTCTTTACCTCACGGTAGATAGCCCCGTAGCAGGCGTTTACAGCGTCCTGTAGGATAAATATCTCATCGAACGCAAGCACGGTTCTACGCAGTGCGGCGAACTCGTGCTGAATGGTTAGGTTTATCTTCTCGATTGCCTTGTCCGTGTACTCGTACATAGTTATCCGTTATTGGCTCTCCAATGTCCCGACACGAAGGTCTGCTCGGTGTGGGCGTTGCCGTTCTCAAGCATATCCAATTCCTGCTCCTGCACAGCGTCGTGGTACTCCTTGCCTGCGAGGTATGCCTCTTCGGGGTCGGATGTGATATTGGAGAACTCGTATGCCTTTCTCGGGTGCACCCAATCATTGTTGAGGAGCATCTGCAATACTTGTGCCTTCTCAAGCGTGTTCTCATACTCGCCTTCATCGAAGTGGATGTCCACATCATCAAGGGTAAGCGGAACACGGTTGGGGACTTTTGCGTCACGGAACAGGTTAAACGCACGTAACGCCATGCGGAGCATACGCCGCTCGCTTGCCTCGAAGTATTGCTTCGTCTCTTTAACCGCCGTTGCCGCCGCCGACCAACCGTCACGCAGGACAACCGCACCCTTGTTGTCGGACGTGGAGGACTTGCCGTTACGGTTCGGCATACCGCAGATAGTCAGCACCGCTTGGTACAGGTCATCCACGAGGGTCTGCGTCTGCTCTTGGTTCAACTCGTTGGTGAGGTAGTCCATGTCGGAATCTTTCGGCAGGCAGATAGCACCTTCACGCCGCAGGTCGGCAATGTCGCCGTCGCCGAGAGCCAATCCCTTGAACACCAACAGAGCCTGTATGAACTGTTCCACGCCGTCGAGACGGTTGCTCTGTGCGGTATTCAGTGCGTTCAGCAGGGAGATAACGACCTCGAAACTACCGAGCCGTGCGAAGTTTGCGGGGTATTCGACAAGCGGCACGTCACCGAGGATGTGTCCCTGCTTGCTTGTAATCATCTGATTCTCTACTTTGTACACATAGCGGTTCGTGTAGCAGGTGTATATCGTGTGCTTGAGTTGCTTTGCGTCCTCCTGCACGGTCTTATACACGCCAAGAACGGGCGGCATATCCACGGTATCAGCATACACCACGAAGCCCCTGCGGGGGTCAACGGGATATGTGTGGAACGGAAAGCCGTCCGAAGCGGTTGTGATAAGACGATAGGAGTGTCCTGCGATGTGAAACCAATCGGCGATAACACGGTCTTTGCCCGCCTTGCCGTCCGCATACATGATGCGGTTCAGTTCATTGACTTCCTCGACGTTGACCTCGGAGCGGTTCGTGTACTGAATGTCCTTATACAGGAATCGTCCCGTCTTAAAGGTAACAATCTCATACGCACGGTTCTCCACGACGATGTTCGTAATCTCGGGACGCTCCGTTTTCTGACGATAGATGATAGGCTGTTTGCCCTTGTAATACTGATACAGGTAATCGCTCTCGTTAGCGTTCTGCTCGAATGTTGACAAAGCCTTATTCAGAACATAGATAAGGTTCTCGTCGGTAATCTCCTGCACGTCGGTGGTAATCGGCGTGCGACCGTAGGTCAGATTGACCGACGACAAAGCGTGGGCGATGTCTCCTGTTGCGAAATCATGGTAATCCATAAGCACCTCACTCAAACGTCATCCGTCATCGCACCTTCTGATGCCTCGTCAATCATGGACGTGATAAGTTCGTCACGCTCCATTTCAATATGGTCAAGCAACTTTGCACGAAGCAGGTCTGCGTAGGTCTTAACTTCACGGGTTTCCGCTTCACCGTCACGGAACGCAAACTCCATTTCGTATTCGGTTTTCAGATAATCGGGAAGTTCCTCGTTCAGAACGTGCATGATGTGGCTATCGTCGCCGAAGTACACGTCGAGGTTATCAAAGAAATTATCGGCGGCGTTCTCCACGCAATAATCAAAGCCGTTGACAAACTGCTTGTCATTTTCCGACAGATTGTCAGCGTTGTAGAAAGAATCGGTACGGCAATCGGGAATATAACTCATAGATACCCCTCCTTTTACACCCTGTGTCTATCGTGACAATAGCACACAATTTACACAATTGCAAGAACAAATTTGTGCAATAAAGCAAATTGCCTATACAATATCTTGTGGTTTGTCTAAATTGTATAGACAATTCCGCAAGTTGTATAGACAATTCACTCGAAAGGAATACTTTATGAAAAACAACTATGCCTGCAACATTACCACGGACGCTTGACGATTTGGAAGGACACGCTCTCCTTGGCGATGAACTCGGCGGCTTGTGCGAGGGCATCGGGGGCATCGTCGTGTTGATGCCGCATCCCGCTCTTCTCAAGGAACGGGCAGTAGGAGAACACATTCTTCATAAACATATTATACTCTTTCGTCCGTTGCGGGGCAGAGAGGAATACGAAGTGTTCCCGTATCTCACAGGCTCTGTCCCAAATACGGTTCATCTTGGACTTTTGGGTAGCGGATTGGCGGGGGAGTATCACGGCACGATGACCGACCGTTTCGAGTTCCTTCCGCAGATATTCGGCGTAGTTCTCGGTTGCCTTGTTCATTTCCACTTGTATGGTATTGACGTGGTACTTCATCGCCTTAAACGCAATCTCGGGGATAGTGACCCGCTTCTCGCCGTCGTTATACACGACATCAACCACGTAGACCTTGCCGCCGTATTGCACGCAGACGGGAGCGGCAACGAAGTCACCGCCGCCGAACGCAGGGTCAACCGCCATGAACACACGGTCGGGTTCGACATCGGGCAGTGTACCCATGAAGTAGTTAAACTCGGGGGCGTTAAACAGAGTACCGTCACGCTCGATAGGTTCGCCCATGTATTGTGCCGACCACGAAGCCATGTCGTTATTCCGCTCGAAGTTCTCCCGCAGTTGCAGATACGCATCCGTAGAGAAGCCCTTGCGGTACGGGTAGTCGAAGTTCGAGTTGTCGTGGTCATCAAGGGCAGGGATGTTGATGACCGCAAAGCGTCGGCGACCGTTCTGCAAGCCGTTCTGTAACAACTCCAACCGCATCCCCTCGGGGTCAAACAAACTCCACCGTGTTCCCATCCAAATGAACTTGGTGGTTTCCTTACCTCTTGATATATAGTTGTTCGATACCTTGCCCCACAACTTTTGCAGACGGTCTTTCGACAGAGCCTCTTCGTAGCCCGACACGAAGTCATCGCCGATAGCCCACCCGCCGTCCACATCACACGCACCGTTCAGTGTACCGTCAATCGAACGGCAGGTCAGTGTCGGGTAGTGATGCCGTGCACCGATGTCAATCGTTTCCTCGGCGGCGTTCGTCTTTAAGTTCGTCGCATTGGGGAACACGTCAGCGTACTTATACGTATCAGCATCCGTCATTATCTCCAACACGGCATTGTAGAACGACCGTGTGATGGTATCGCTGTACGAGGAATACAGATTCGGGCTGTTCGGGAACGCACCCATACGCCACGTTGTTGTAAACACTATCAGCGTCGTCTTTCCTGTTCGTGGCGGTTGTGCGAAGAACCCCTCATCCAACTCATCGTCATTCAGTTTTTGCAGTATATCCACCGTCTGTTTCAGCGTACCTCGCCGTGTCTGATAGAACCGCTCTTCCACAGGACGGTCACTCTCGATATACAGCATGTACTCGTCAAGGTACCTCGGTGCGTCCATCAGCAGGGAACGCTTATATACCTCGTACAGCCGCTTCGAGTGCTCCGTCTGACGCATCGCCGATGCTAATGCTTTGCGGCTGTGCACGTTTAGTTCGTGTGCCGCCTTGTGGTCGCTGATGTTTAACGCTATCTGATACAGGTCTTCATGCGGCGTAGGGTCAAGCAGTATCTCTCTGCTCTCCCGCATTCGCTTGAATATCGTCTCCGCTAACTCTTCGTAATAGCCCATGCCTCACCTCTCACCAATCTATCTCTCCTGCCTCCGTTACGTCTTCGGGCTTCGCATCTATCACCGCCTGTGCGTACCGCTCCGCTATCGCCTTCGGGTCTTTCCGCTCGCCCAACAGTTTGTTGTGCGTAACCACAACCTCTCGGGGCTCCTCTTTGTACCCGTACTGACTCTTCATGATGAAGATTCCCGTGATGTTGTTCGTACTACCGTCTAACGCACTCTGTACAGCCGTGTTCTCACATATCTGATAGTACCCCGTGACAGCACTTACGACATCGGGATTCGCCGCTATGAACCCGTGACGAACGTCCTCTATCACGTCCTTCGCTACCCCAATAGCACTCGCTAACAGATTCACCGTGGGGAGCAATCCTACACGCTCACAGATACTCAGTACGTGCTCCACTGCCTCCGCTACGTAGTCTCCGTCCGTCTTCCACCCTACGCTCTTCGGCAGTTCCGATACTTCCTTCATCGCTCGCATGGTCGCCGCTATCATCGCCTTGCGGTCGTCCCTCGTTGGGGTTTGCTTCCTTCGCCTGTCTCGGTTGCCTTCCATAAATCACACCTCCTTCGTAAATACATTCTACCACAGTTTTACGTGGTTGTGCAACAACCTTTGTGTTGCCTCAACAACAGCCGATTTTTGCACACCGTTAGTTTTATAATATTATACGCCATATATAAATATATTTATATATGGCTATATTATAAAACCAATGCGTGAAGGGAGGTCTGATTTTGCGGAAACCCTTATGGCTGTAAGGACTACTGCGGTAGAACGAGGGAGGTCTTTTTGCGAAAAATGTGGTTTTGGGGTCAGCCCCATGCGGTCGTCATCTGCCCATACCCCCCGAGGGGGTGCCCCGACAGGAGAGCCCGCCCGAGGCAGGCAGGGAGCCCGCAGGAGCCGCCCGCAGTGGTCGCAGGGTCGCACCCGTGACAGGGCAGGAGCAGGGACGCAGGCACGAGCCGCACAGGAGGGGCAGGGGCTCGGAGGATATGCCGCCGCCCTTCGTGCGTGTGTGCGAGGGGTCGGGGCTCGGCTTGGGTCGGCGGGAGCCCTCGGCGTTGGTGAGCGGCAGGGCGTGGGCGGTGCGGTCGGGGTGGGGTGGGTGGTGCCTCGGTCGGGTCGGCGGGAGTGGTCGGCATTCGCCTACGGGGTGGGTGAGTAAATTGTCAGACAATTCACACAATTTTCGAGGTGTCCCATTTTTGGGACATGCCTCTCAAACGCATTTTAAGGCGATTTTAGGGGGGTTGGGGTCGTTGTGGCACTATTCCCCACCCCGTAAATTGTCGTTGATTTGCTTACAATTCGAGGTTACATTGTAAATATTGGTTACCATGACACTACATGTTGTGGTGTGTGACAGGTGACCACAATATGTTGTGGTTGGTATTGTTTGAATTGTCAGACAATTTGCCGAAATCGTACAAACCTCTTACCGAATTGTACAAAACAAGGTATAGTTGAATGCCCGTTCACCTATCGCAGGTGTGACACCCTATCGCCTACGGGGTGAGTAGGTGAAAGAGGGCAGGGGTCGGGGCTCCTCGGAGGGGTCAAGGGGTGCCCGCTCTTCGTGTCCGTCCTCGGCGTACATTTGTCCGTAGTTAAATTGTCTATACAATTAGAAATCTAACCCACGAAGGTGGCGGGTGTCCCATTTATTGGACATGCCTCTCAGACGCACGGAGAGCCTCAAATAGGGGGGTTGGGGGTCGAAACGGTAAAATGTACCCTCGTTGAATTGCCTGCGTTTTGAGCATTTTTGCTACTTACATTGTAAATATTGTTTACATGACCACAATATGTTGTGGTGCCTCCGCTGATGCCACAATATGTTGTGGTTCAAATTGTCAGAATTGTATAGACAATTGAACAAACCTCCACGAAAACCGTACAAATCTCCAAAATGACGGCAACGTATGAATACCCGTTCAATTGTTGCGGGGAAGCCCTGCGGGGCGGGGCTCCTCGGCTCCTCGGGTGGTGGCTCGGGGTCTTCGTGGCTCCCGCTCGGCATCATCGGGGCGGCAGGCTCGGCGGGGGGTCTTCGTGGCTCCCGCAGGGGGTCGGCTCTCCGTGCACGTAGGCAAAACGCAGGGAATGCCCCTCAGACCGCACAGAATGCCCGTATTTGCGTTTTTGGGGCACGGTTGGGGAAATATGCCACCCCGCCCCAAATCGCCCCAAAACACGCCATTTTGAGGGGTTGCCCGCAGGGGCTCGGGCGGGCTCGGCGGGGCTCGGATTTTCGCCAAGTTTTCCCCCGTAGGGGGAACCCACGAAAAATACGGGTGTTTCTTCCATAGCGACACGCACGGACGCACGGCGGGCGGGTGGCGGGGGTTCATCGGCTCCCCCGCAGGAATGCCCGCAGGACGCACGGAGAGCCCGCAGGAGGGCACAGGCGGGGCAGGGGTGGAGCAGTGGCAGGGGGAGCCCCTCGGAGCCCCTCAAAAAGCCACCCCTACGGGGTGAGGGCGGGCACATCGAAAAATTCGCCCAAAAACCGCCAAAAATGACGTGTTTTTTGTCATCGCCTCCCGCAGGAATGCCCGCAGGCGGCAAAACGGAGGGAAAAACCGTATAAACCTCTTCAGAATTCGTACAAACCTCCTAAAGTTGTTTATAAGGGTTGATTTCACCACGAAAAACCCTTATACTCGCCGTAGGCGAGGTGCCTAGCCGCCCCGCCTCCCACCCTCGGGGGGTTGCCCGAGGGGGTCGGCTCCCGACAGCCCCGAGCCTCGGAGACGGTGACCGAGGCGGGCGGCACCCGATAGCCCGAGCCGCAGGGCGTACCCTACGGACGCACCCACCCCGAACCACCCGAGCCGCAACGCAGAGCCCGAGCAGGCGGGAGGGGGGCGGCACCCATCACCCACAGGGGACAGCGACCCCGACACAGCCCCACCCGCTCCGCATCGCCTCGCACACGAGGGGCAAGCGGTGACCCCTTAACCGTGGTTCGGTACCTTGAAAACTTCATCGAGAGACGCCCCGCAGGGGCTCGGATAGGTTGTTGCTGAAAGTACCAATACACAGCCGCCCGACAGCCCCCGCCCTCCCGCATCGCTCCCCACAGGGGGAGCCGCAGACAGCCCCAACGCCTGCCGCCCATGATGCGAGACGGGCGGGGAAACATCGGCGGCAGGTGTAGGGGGAACAGAGACCACGAGCCGAAGCGTTGAACCTCGGGGCGTAAGTGCGGGGCACGAAGCCCCGCCGACCTACCCACACAACGCACCGCACCAAGACAGCAGGCGGCAGGAATGCCGCCGCAGGTGAGAGCCCTGCGGACGGTGCACGGGTGGAAGACGCACGGAGAAGAGAGCAGGCGGCAGGAATGCCGCCGCAGGTGATACAGCCCTGCCCCGTGCAACGCAGGCGAGTGAGGACAGCAGGCGAGGCGAGGAGCCCGCCGCAGGTGTGAGCCCTGCCGCCGCCGACCATGACGCACCAAGCCCGAAGGCGGGCACCGCTCCCCCGGGGGCGGGTTGGGGGTTCGACTCCCTCGGGGTGCAATCCTCCCGCACAGGGAGAGACACGAAGCCAAGGAGGGCGAGACAATGACACAGCGAGAGGCAAGAGAAATCATCATGAAGGAGACACGGGCGGCGATGTTCGATTTCCGCACCGCCCACGGGTTGCCGCTCAACATGCACGAGTACAAGGGCGACGACCTCGACGAGATTCTAGACAGACAGCGGGAGTACATAAACGCCCGACTTGCCGAGACACTGCCCGAGGACGTGAGGCGGGCGGCGGTTTAACCACCACGGAAGGAAGGCACGGGGGGCGGGTAACTGCTCCCCGTTGCGGGTTCGACTCCCGCCCGATGGTATCCACCCCGAGAGGGTGAGAACACACCAAGCCAAGGAGGGCTACAACATGAAAGAGACATTACAAACCAAAGCACTCGGAACCTTTACCAAGGTAACGGCACCCGCCGCAGTAAACACCCTGCGAGCGAGAGCGACAGGGCACAAGGGCGAGACGCTCGGGCAGGTTTACGGCAGGTATTCCACTGACAAGGCGGCGGCGTTCGATGACTGCCGCCGTGCCTGCTACGAGTTGGGCGGGCACGGGCTCCGCATCTGCTCCGCTTCGGGGTGGTTCTTCTCCGTGGCTTTCGAGTTCGAGGCGAACGGCACCGAGTACACAGCACTAATCACGAAGCAGGGAAACCGCTACTTTCCGAGATAGTAGCGAGAGAGCAGGAGGCACGACAGCAGGGGGCGAGGCAATCGCCCCCGCCTGTGATGCAATCTGCGGCGGGAACTGACGAGTAACGGCGGCGGCAGGGGTTCGGACTTCTGCCGCCCGTGGTCGTGAAAGCGAGAACCGACAACGGAGGCGGGGAACATCAAACCAAACTACGAGCCAAGGAGGGCGACAACATGATTATAACTGACAACAGGCGGCAGGCGTTAGAACTTGCTTTTGACTTGGCAGGGCTTGAACTGCTCAAGCGGGGACACTCCCCCGAACTGCACCGAGACGAGGACGCAACGAAGCGGGCGGGCTACCCCATCTATAGGGGCGAAACTCCGACCCCGTGGGTGTCCGACCTCGGCACACGATTTGAAATCAATTTCACAATCGGAACCCGTAACATTTGGATAGAAGAACCCGAGTTTTAAGGAGGTGAGACAATGGGAGATTGTGCATACGAGCGAGGCGAGCACCGCTACACGGTAGAAAAAACCTGCGGGCGGGTTTACTGCGGCAACGCATTCTGCGACACCATCGGCGAGGCGTTCGAGTTCGCCGCCGATGGTTTCTGCGACCGTGCCACCATCTACGACACGAAGACGGGCGACACGCTGAAAATTAAAATCACGATTACGGAGGGTTAAACGATGAAGGCACCGAAGAACACACGAAACGAAGTAACGAAACTGTTAGAACTGCGATTAAAAGCAATTCGCTCCGTTCTGCGGAATTTTGAGGAGGACGGAGCCCGCTATAGAAACATGGTTCACCACTACAGGGGCGAGGTTGAGGCGACCGAAACTGCCCTTGAAATGTTGACGAATCCCGAAAAGTTCAGCCGCCTGTGGAAGATTTACAACAATGCGGAGGACGAGGACGAGAACGAGAACGAGTAAACCACGGCACGGGCGAAGGGGGGCGGCATCTGCTCCCCTTCTGCGGGGTCAAGTCCGCACGGAGGAATCCACCCCGAGGGGTGAGACTATACGAGCCAAGGAGGGCTACAAAATGGAATACAACGACATTAGAACACACGAGGACGCACGGGCGAGAATGCAGGACGGCATCGACTACTACAACGAGCGTATAACGGCATGGGGGCAGGTTCACCGCCTGCGGAAGAAGGACGGAGGCGACTTTGCGGTACTCTCCAAGAATTTCGACAACTGCCGTTTCTACCATGAGTACGGGTGCAACAAACTTTCGGTGACTTTTAAGAGCAAAAAGCACGGCTACGAGACGGACTACATCTATCTCGATAGCGGCTACTACGGCGACAGGGCAGACACCCCCGACAAAATCGAGGAGGTCATCGCAACAACGATTGCCCGCTACACCGAGTGGCGAGACGTTGACGCCCGAGGGCTTGCCAAGATTGACGAGGTACTGACGGGGATTGACGAGAAACTCGCCGAACTGAGGCGGACGATTGAGGACGGGCGAAAAGACGGGATTCACTACGCAGTACAGTATTACATCAAGAACAAGTTGGGCATCTTCTGACAACTGCCCCACCCACACGAGAAGGGGAGCGGGTTCAACCCCCGCTGTGGGTATCTGCCGCAACTGCGGCAAGATTAAACCAAACCAAGCCAAGGAGGGCTACAACATGGAAGGAATCATTTACAACGAGCGGCGAGACAACTACGCCGTGTACCACAACGGGCACAGGTTCGCAACTGTCGAGACATACGAGGAAGCGGACACCCTGTACGACTACATCTGCGAGAAATTCTAAGGAGGACGAGACAATGAAATTTATCACGAACAGACAGGAAATTGCGAGACTTATGAACATCGAGGACGTGCCCGCTATCCGCATGGACGTTAGCAAGTGCATGAACGGGTACGAGCACTGCTACAAGGGCGGCATCGTAAAGATTGCCTGCCCGAGCAAGCGATACCCCGACATGACCCACAACTGCACAATCGAAATGTTTGGGGACGAGCACGGGAACAGCGACAAGCACGACACCCCTTGGCTGTACGAGCGGATTAAGTTCGGCGGCGAAATGATTGGGCTAACTGCGAGTTTCGGCTACAGCGATGTAATGGAGTTGGTCAAGTGGAACAACGCCCGAATGATTAAGGCAGGCGACATCGTTCTCGTAGTGTTCGACCGAGGCGATGCCTGCTTCATCAGAAAAATGCGGGTAGGGGCACACGTTGACCCCTTCTGCACCACCGTTGCAACCTTGGAAGACGTGGACGAGTAAAGGGAGGGACAGACGATGAACAAGAGCAAGCGAGAACTGAAAGAGATTGTACAGGGGGCGATGTTGTACGACTTCGGCTTCGCCCCCGCCCTGCGGGACATCTGCCTGTTGGAGGCAAGCGGAGACGGAACACACATTCTGTTCCGATTGCACAACATCGAATACACATTCGATTCGTTCATTTGGCACCCGTTCAAGAACGATAAGGGAGAAATGCTGTACCCCGTGTGGGTCGGCAACGACACCTGCCGAAGAACTGCCCGCCTTGTGTGGAAGGCACACATCGAGGGGCAGGAGTGCGGCGGCTACGTAAGAGAGGAGGTAACTGCATGACGGAAGCAAGGGCAAACGAGATTTTCAGAACGAAATACCCAACGGGCGAAATCGTCAGAAAAAACGCATCTTCTGCGGGCTACAGGTACTACGTGGTATTCAAGGAAGGCGGTCGGGTTTACTACTACGACCGCCCCTCATACGCCCAACTGCTCAATTCGTTGGGGTTCAAGGTCGCATACAAGCACGACATTACAACTGCACAGAACGCACTCAAACGAGCACAGGACGAGTTGGCAAGGGGCTATGAAAAGTCCTTCCATCTGTTCCTGTCCGATGAGGGGCGGGTTCAGTGGGAGCAGGCAACCCGAGCACAGATTGCGGAATGCGAAGATTATCTGCACAGGTTACAAACAGAGTTTATTATCGAGAACGGTTAAGGAGGTAACTGCATGAAAGTAACACTACCCGATGGGTACAAATACTCCTACACGGTGTGGGAGTTGGAACAGGCGAGGCAGGTAATAAAGATTGAGCGGGACGATGGCGAGAAGCCCGAGGACATCTGCCGCAGACAACTGCAAAGATGGATTAACACCCACTCGACCGAGCACCGATTCGGTTCTACCGAGGCAATCGTGATAACGAGCATCACCACGGTGAAGAACGCCCGCCTCAGTTACGACAGGATAGCAGACGGTACAGGGCAGTTTGACGTGGAGTTTGACGGGTACGCCGTGTACCTGTGGGGCTGTGTCCGATTCGGGTTTCTGCTCACCGATTATTGGGAGCACGGTGACGATTACGACAGCACCGAGCACATGTACACAAGGGTTGCAGAGTTCCCGCCCTTCGGGGCATAACCTGCAAGCCCGCACCGCAGACGGGAGCGAGGGTTCAATCCCCTCGGCGGGCATCTGCCCCATAGGGGCAAGACCAAACCAAACCAAGGAGGAACGAACGATGTACAGACAGTACGAGAACCCGTACAGCCTTGAAAAGCAACTGCGGGAAGAGAAGGAGCGGCAGGCGGCTAAGGTAGCGAGAGGTGAGGAGTTGGACGATTTCGACTACGAACGTATAGCGGACTTGAACGAACGCATCTGCTTCGCATGGCAGGACGAGGAGTTCGAGGAGGACGAGCGGCGGCGAGCCTACGAGTTGGGCGAACTCACTGAGGACGAATACTACAACGACTAAGGAGGTAACGAGTATGGGTTGGGAAAAAGATTACGAGAATTGGCGTGACGAAATGCACTGCGGGAGTCGGTTTGACCGCCCCCGCACATGGCACGAAGCCGAGATTGGAGCGACCTATCAAGCCGTGTGTTGGGCACACCCGATATGGAACGACAAAGGCGAGGTTGTGGACTATGAGGTGTTGGAAGAGGTTGTCTGCACCGATGAAAACAAGAGCGAGATTGAAAGAGTTTTGAATGACCCCGAAGCGGATTATTGGGGCTACAGAAAGATTGAGGAGGACACGAACAATGGTAACTAAGACGTATGTGAACAAGAGGGACGAGGACAAGTATCTGCTCGTCAGACGCTACGCCTGCGGGCACACGGTGGTCAAGCAGTTCATCGAGTGGGCGAACGGGGTACGGAACTACACGGGAGCGAGCCTGCACGGACGGAGCAAGAAGAGCCACTTCTCTCGGTGGCGTAAGCCGCAGTTGACGGAACTGCTTGACGATTATCTGCTCGTCTGTGAGCACGAGGGCTCGGACGCAGGGCACAGCCTGTGGGAGTTGGCGGCTAAGGACTTCTACGCACAGCACGGCATCGAGAAGGAATGGAAGGAGGAATGGTTACGATGAAGCAGGGACAGCAGACGAGACTTGTTGCGAAGATTACGCACAAGGGAGAGTACAGAATTATCTGCATCATTAAGACGGGCACGTACCGCATCTACAGGAAACAGTGGAACCCGTTGAGCGGCAGGGACGAACAGAGAATCATGGGTGAGTATATCACCCTTGCAGAGGCACTCGTTGCAGTGACGAATGCCATCATCAGAAGAGCATAGGAGGAACAGACATGAAAAGAGCAAATGCGTTAGTGATTGAGGCAGAGAGAACTGCCTACTCGATTGAGCAACTGCGAGGAGCGGTAACGGTTGGAGACTTGAAGATGTTTTTGGAGGGCAGGGACGATAACGAGTGGATTGTTCTGTCGCATGACAACGGCTACACCTACGGAACGCTGTCCCGCTCGGTATCTGTACGTGAGTACGATGAGGACGAGGAGGAGTACAGTGAGGACGAGTACAGCGACTACATCAACCACTACGAGTTTTATGACGAGGAGGAGTAAACCATGACATTCAGAGAGATACAGGAAGACGTAATCAGCAAGAACCGAGTAATCATCGTGCCGAACAGCACCTGTTGGGGACGAACACACGCCCATGTGAAGAAGCGTATGGTCTGCAAGTGGAAGTTCAAGAACAGCATACAGGCAACCTTCGAGTTGTTCCACGAGATTGGTCACATCTGCACCACGAAGGGAGATATGCGGCGGGCAGAGAGCGAGTATTACGCCACCGTGTGGGCGATGAACACGGCGAAGGAGTACGGTCTGACGATACCCGATAAGGTTATCGAGGAGTATCAAGAGTACATCGACATGGAGATTGACAGAGGACTCCGCAGGGGCGGCACAGGATATGGTGACCTGCGGTTGGTTAAGTAAGGAGGGAACAGGAATGTATCTTGTAGATTTTTTATCCATCTGCAACGAGGCTATGACGGTAAAGGTCTATACCGAGACGAAGGAAATCGGTGAGTACAATGGGCGGGATTCTATCCCGCCCGAGTACAACTACCACAGAGTGTTGAACATCACGGCAACTGACAAGTTGAAGTTGGGCGTATGGATTACAGAGTATTCCGAGTAAAGGAGGCAACAGTATGATTGGCAAGAGATATGCAACTGCGGTTTATCGCTACAGCACATGGTTCGTCATGGTGCACGATGAGCAGGGTTGGGTGTATATGTGCAGGTACGATGATGCCAAAGAAGATTGGGTGACCTGCACGTTTGACACGCAGGAAGAAGCGGAACAGGCGGCTAATGATTACAACGGTTTTTGGAACGACTAAGGAGGAAACAGTATGACAGACAAAGAGAAAACAAGGTACGATGATTACCCCGCAATCGAGTTGGTCGATACAGTAGCCCTGTGGGGTGCCTGCTACGGAACCTACTGCAAGGAGAGCGGCTCTGATTCGAAAGTGTCGAAGGAAGCCAAGGCGTATCTCGACTTGGCTGTATCTGCACTGAAAGTGAAGATTAAGGAACTCGACCGCTTATCAACGGTTGGCATGAAGACAATGGAACTTATGAACATCATCAAGGAGGAACAGAACAATGGCTGAAAGAAAAGGGTTGAACGCAAACGAGGTATTAGATAACATCAATAAGTGTATGGCAGAGTTGGAAGAGTTGAAGGGGAAGTACCCCCTCACCGACTACCGATATATCCGAAAGGGTTGGGGTTCTGACGCAACGTACTCGTTCCGTATGCGAGCCGTATGCAAGGAACTGTCAATCTTCGATTGGTGGAACGACAAGTTGTCCCTGTCGCAGTTGAAGCAGATGGCGGCATTCGTAAAGACCGCAATCAAGTTGGGGTTCACGGGCTATGTCTGCTTCAAGGTCGGAGCGGTCGGGTGTAGCCACGGAATGTGGGCGGCAAAGGAAGAGAGCCTTGACGGGTGGAGCCCCAAGTGCGACACCCTGTTCCACAGTTTCCGCTGTGACGAGAACTATTGGGACGTGTGTCTCAACAACGAGTGGCAGAGACGATGCGACCTGTCGCTGAAAGATGTCAAGAACATAATCGCTAAAGGAGGTGTAGCATGATGTACAGCGGACAACGCACGTTCCCGAAGGAGGAACGGTGGGAGTTTCGATACAACAACGGGGAACAGAACAAGGTCTGCTACCCACGCTCAAAGGAGTCCATTGAGGACAACCGAGCCTACTGCAGGGAAAAAGGTTGGAAGGTTCTGTCGGTCAAGAAGGTGTACCCGTTCTCCACCGAAAAGAATCAGCACAACTTCGAGTTGATTCACAACGTCTGCTTCAACAGAATGCACGATATGGACATGGGAGAAATCCCGTACAACGAGCAGGCATACGACCGAATGTACGAGTTGAGGGACAAGGCAGACAAGTTCCGTGGTCTGCCTCTCCCTGTGGCATGGCTTACGTGGGAGGAACTGAAAGAGGCGAAAGAGATTGTCGCTATGGCACACGAACACAGGTACGCCGCAAACCTTGCGGCAGGCAACTACAGGTGGTTGCATCTGTGCTGAAAGGAGGAACAACATGGCAACGGCAAAGAAGTATTTTGTGTACAGGATTAGCAAGATAACGGGTCGCAAAGAGTGGAAGAGTCGCAAGAACCTCGACTATTGGGTCGGCGAGAAGTTGAAGCCATACTGTTGGCAGTACACCAAGCAGGGTGCAAATGGCATCATCAAGTGGCAGACCGAACGCCACGGTTGGAATTTTGAATACGGTATGGAGGAGGTGACAGAGGCATGACATACGAGTTGATAGGCGGGTATGTACACACGCTGTTCCTCGATATGCTCGGTCAATCCCATCTGCTCATAGCAGGTGCGAGTGGTAGCGGTAAGTCCGTGTTGGTCAACGGACTTATCTGCACCGCCCTGCACTATTCACCGTTCGACATACCGAACGGCAAGCAGTTGATTCTGATTGACCCAAAGCGTACAGAACTTCACCCGTACAGACGCACCCCGCACTGTCTGCGGTATGCCACGGAACCCGAGGATATGGTCGATGCCCTGCACTACGCAATCGGCATCACGGAACAGCGGTACAAGCGAATGAACAAAGAAGGTTGGAGAACGTACAGGGGCGGCGACATCTACGTTATCATCGAGGAGTTAGCAGACCTCATGACCACACGCAGGCGTGAGGTACAGCCACTGATACAGCGGCTATGTCAGATAGCGAGGGCGGCACGAATCCACCTCGTTGCCGTGACACAATGTCCTTTGGTCGCCGTCATTCCCACCCCCATTAAATGTAATTTCGATGGGATTGTGGCGTTGCGTACACGGTCTGCACAGGACAGCCGCAACATCATCGGTGTGAAGGGAGCGGAACTCCTGCCACGGTACGGCGAGTGCCTGTATCTGACACCCGACAGGGTACAGATAGAACATTGTAAGATACCGTACATCAACGAGCAGGAACAGGAACGTGTGGTGCGATGGTGGACGGAGCAGGTTGACAGGCAGAAGCCATCTGCCCGAAAAGGATTTTTGGGGTGGCTGTTAGGGAAGGGGTGAACAAAGTGACACGAACTAAGTTAGCATGGACGAGGCATCTGCGAGGAATGTCTCAGCGAGACTTGGCTAACCGTTCGGGAGTGAGCATCAGAGTGATACAGTTAGCCGAACAGAGACAGCGTAGTGTTGACAACATGAGTGCACACACGCTGTACCTGTTGGCAACTGCATTGGAATGCCCGATGGAATCACTGCTTGAACACGATTTTGAACCGAAGATTGAAAAAAAGCATTGACAATAATAATGGATTGATTTATAATGGATAGTGTGCAGACGCACAGAAAGGAGCATGTATGGGAGACACGCAGTACGAGGTAATCAAAAGCATTTTCCCCGCATGGGCAGAGCGGGTTGAGGCAATCGCAGGAGAAATGATTGAGGACGAACTCAATCACAATGACGAACTGCTCACGTATCATGATGGGTTTATTCACGGGTTGGCAATCGCACTGAATCTCACGAGGCAGTGCGGAGACGCACAGGAATTTGTACGGCAGGCAATCGTCCGTGCACGAATGGCTAAGAATTGAAAGGAGAATTATCATGGCTAAGACGATGAATGAAAAGAGATTTTTGGAGTTGGCACTCTATTGCCCGTTTTGCGGTAGCAAGGATTTGAATGTCGAAGACCGTAAGACGTTTAACGAATTGGTAAAGAAACACGGCGGTGCGTGTATTACCGTGCGGTGCAATAACTGCCATTGTCAAGCGTATCACTTTACCTCCTATGAAGAGGACAAGGAGAAGGAAGCAAAGAACTACGGCAAGCGGTTGGAAAAGTTGCTCACGATTTGGAACACAAGAGCGGGGGTGCCCGATGAACAGTAACGCAAAGTCATTCTTCGGTTGGGGAACTTTTATATTTGCTATCTTATCCCTCCTTTTGGTTTGGGTTACATACGAGCAGGAAACTGTGGGCGGGGCAACCGCTTCGCCCACCGAACCCTGTTCGGAAACGCCTGCCCCTACAGAGGAACCTGTAAAGATAGTGTTTGAGGACGGCGTACCGACAGCCGTGGCGTTCACCCATACGCCATCTGTGACACCGCCTGCCACCCCAACGAATACACCGACCATAGCACCAACACCTACGGAAGTGCCGCCTACGCCCACGGAGAAGCCCGTACAGCCCACGGCGACACCGAAGCCTACAAAGACACCGACACCATCTGTAACGACCGTATCACGGCAAAATAAGGCGTACCCTACGGGGTGCCCACGTACCGTGAAGTGTGAGTCGGGTCATACATGGAAGCCGTATGCAAGGCACACGGCGATAACGAACAAGTCCTCCATGCAATACAAACTGTTGCAGTTGGAGAACACAGCATCAAACGGTCTTCGGGTTGTAACAGACCCGAACGGAGTTGAACGGTACTGCATCGCTCTTGCCCCACAATGGGCAGGAGGTACAGCAAAGGACATCGGACGGTGCATTGATGTCTATATGAAGAACGGCTCGGTTCTTCACTGCGTCCTCGCCGACATTAAGAAGCCCGAACACACGGAAGGAGGGAAGGGATATTACGGGTCACACGGCGAGATAACAGAGTGGATAGCAGAGCAGAACAAACTTCCCGAGAAAGTCCGCAAGAGCGGAGACGTGTCCTGCATCGGGAAGGAATGGGAAGGGGACACAGAGAAGATTGTTGTATTGGACTACTACATCAAGGGATTTGGAGGTTGAAAAAATGGAGTTTAATGTTATTGTTGAACCAATCCTTGCACCCGCTTGGGACAAGGAAAAAGTGAAGGAGGCTGTTGCTTCCAAGTTGGTCGAGTACGAGAATGCGGTGTACACCGTTGACACGATTCAGACCGCAAAGGCAGACCGTGCGGAATTGAACAAGATTGCAAAGGCGATTGACGATGAGCGTAAGCGTATCAAGGCAATCTACAACGCCCCGTACCTTACGTTTGAGAAAGAGGTTAAGGAGATTACAGGTCTTATTGACAAGACCGTATCTGCTATCGACTCGCAGGTCAAGGCGTTTGAGCAGAAGGCTAAGGAAGAGAAACTTGCTACCGTCAAGACCATGTACGCAGAGCGTAACATGAACGGGGTGCCGTTTGAAACGGTGTTCAACGAGAAGTGGTTGAACGCAACGACAAGCCTGTCCGCAATCGGTAAAGAAATGGACAAACTATCTGAGGACATTTCCGCAGATATGAGTGTTCTTGCTACCATTGGGGAATATCAGTTCGAGGCTGTTGAAGAGTACAGAAAAACTCGGTCGCTTGCAGACGCTATGCGTAAGTCAAACGAACTGAAAGAGCAGGCTAAACGCAAGGCAGAGTTCGAGGCTCTTGGAACTCCTCTTGTTGTGCCGCAGGAAAAGCCAAGCAACGAATTGCAGGAGGTTGTTCTCGGTGATGATGGGCTCCCCGATTTTGACACTATGGGAGACGGGCGTTACCCTATCATCATTAAGGCAAAGGTCACCAAGAAGGAAGAGGCAGACATAACATTCTTCATCAAGGCGATGGGTGTTGAGTTTGAGATTATAGGAGGTTGAAAACATGATGAATATTTATCAGAGTATTGCGGCAGTTATCAATGACATTGGAGCAGTTGGAAAGACAAGCAAGAATCAGACGCAGGGCTTTATGTACCGTGGTATTGATGCAGTGATGAATGCACTCAACCCTGCGTTCTCCAAGCACAAGATTTTCGTAGTCCCGAAGGTGTTGGACTACAAGCGTGAGGAGCGTACAAGTTCCCGTGGCGGTGCGATGTTTTCCACCCTTGCTACGGTTGAGTACACGTTCTACGCTGAGGACGGCACGAACGTGGTAGCGGTTGTCGTTGGTGAGGCGGTCGATAGCGGAGACAAAAGTTTTTCTAAGGCTCTTTCTATAGCCTATAAGTATGCCTGTTTCCAAGTGTTTTGCCTGCCGACCGAGGAAATGATTGACCCCGATGCCGAGAGCCATGAGATTGCCCCTAAGTCCGCAGAGGAGAAGACTATGGACGAGGCAAGCGAAAAAGCCAAGAAGCAGGTAATTGATGCCGCAAAGGTAATGGCTCTTACAAAGACCTGCGAAGAGCACAGCGTTCCGATTGACAAGGTTCTGAAACTGTATAAGGTTGACGCCCTTGAAGACATGACGGTTGTCAAGTGGAAACATGCCGTTGATAACATTGAAAAGATTAAGGCGGCTAACGTATAATGGAGGTGAAGAATGAGCGTGATTAACTTTGTTGTCCCAAAGGGACAGAAGGAGCGGGTACTTGAATACCTGTACCTGTACGGGAGAATCACTCCTCTCGATGCGATGCGTGAGTACGGCATCATGCGTTTGGCGGCGGTTATCTTTGAACTTCGTGACAAGAAAGGCGGTCATGGTATTCCAATTGAAACACGTATGAGAGAGGACACCAACCGTTTTGGCGAGAAGGTTCGCTACGCCGAGTACGTGCTAAAGGACGGTGATTCCAATGGTGAAGGATAAAGAAAAGTGGAATGCTTACAAGCGGCAGTATTATGCCACTCACCCCGAAGCCCGCAGAAAACGGGACGAATACACGAAACAGTGGCGGTCTGTTCCCGAGAACAGGGATAAGTGGAATGAATACATGAGAGAGTATCAGCGTCAGAGACGCATGGAGAAAGCAAAAGAAAAATTAAAGGAGGACGGATTTGTATGAACAAACTGATTTTGATGGGAAGGTTGACCCGTGACCCCGATGTAAGGTACAACAATGACAACAAGATTGCACGGTACACACTTGCGGTTGACCGCAGGTTCAAGAAGGAGGGACAGCCCGAGGCAGACTTCTTCAACTGTACCGTGTTCGGCAAGGGTGCTGAGTTCGCCGAGAAGTATCTCAAACAGGGCACTAAGATTGTCGTTTCGGGTCGCATCGAGAGTGACAACTACACCAACAAGGACGGGCAGAAGGTGTACAGTTGGCAGGTTATTGTCGATGAGCAGGAGTTCGCAGAGAGCAAGGCGGCACAGGAAAGCAACGCATCTGCACCAAAGGCAGAGAAGCCGAAGTACGTTGACATTTCCGCTGACGTAATGGAGGATTTGCCGTTCATGTAAAATCGTGCTTGCATTCTGCGAGCCCGCATGGTATCATGTAAGATGCAAGGGCAGTATTGCCCAACACAAAATGTCTGTTGCTGATGGCGGTCGGTGACGGACGGCATAGCAACAGACATTGGGAAACCTTCTTGACGAGAGCCGCCACTCTCGCAAGGAGGTTTTTGTGTTATCAAGGAGATTTAAGAAATGGGTAGAACATCTTTTGTGCTTGGCTCTTCTTGGGCAAGCAGAATGTTAGATGTGCCCGATGAAGATTTTGCTACAATCGTTAAGGCGGTATTCCAATATGCGGTGAACGGTGACGAGGTTCCTGTCGGAGGATTACATAAAGCACTTGTTGCGGAAATGACGCAGTTCATCGCCGACAACAACGAGAAGTACGAGGAGGTTTGCAGAAAACGCAGAGAAGCAGGCTCCCTTGGTGGTAAGCAAAAGGTAGCAAATGCTAAGCAAATGCTACCAAATGCTACCACTTGCTTAGCAAAAGATAGCAAAAGGGTACATGATAATGAATATGAATATGATAATGATAACGATAACGAGAATGATAAGGGCATAAAAGAGGACACTAAAGTGTCCGAGAAAGAAACCCGTCACAAGTACGGCAGATACAACAACGTACTGCTTAGTGATTCAGACATGACGAAACTTCAAGCCGAGTTCCCTAATGATTGGCAGGAACGCATCGAGAGATTGTCAGAGTACATTGAGAGCAAAGGGGCGAAGTACAAGAACCACTTAGCAACCATCAGAGCATGGGCACGTAAGGACGCAGAGAAGGGAACCAACAAGTTCCGTTCACGCAACCCGTTCGATGCCATCGACAATATGAATTGGGGGTGAGTAAATGACCACAGACGAGTGGAAGTCAGTAGCAAAAATATTGAATGCCCTGTATGACGATGGGCACTATATGTTCGAGGCACAGGACGTGGCGAAGATGCAAGCATGGTACAGTTGCCTCAGTGATTTGGACTATAAGGTTGTCTGCGTTGCGGTGAAGAACCTTGCGATGAAGAGCCCGTACAAACCGAAGATAAGTGACATTCGGCAGGAGTATATGAACATTGTATCGACTCCTGCACTCGGGGAGCAAGAGGCATGGGAGATTGTGCGTGACGCAATACGGAACGGTATCTACGGGGCAGAGGACGAGTTCAACAAATTCCCTCCCGAGGTGCAGGCGGCGGTTGTTACGCCGTGGGCGTTGAGCGAATGGGCGATGCTTGCGAGCACAGAGATTGACACGGTAATTCAATCGCAGTTCAAGCGGTCGTACCGTAGCACTATAGAGCGGGACGAAAAGGAACGGGTGCTCGGTGCCATCGGTGCAAAGGCGGGAAGCATGGCACAGTTGGCAGAGAACGTAGCAAAAAGATTGGAGGACAAACAATGATTCAGCCACCATGTAAGCACTATGAGAACTTCGCTTTTGTCGAATGCACAAAGCGGTGCAAGGGTTGCCGTGATACGTGCAAGGACTATAAGCGGTACCAAGAGGAACTGAAAAAGGCACACGAACGCAAGAACGTGAACCGCATATTAAACGATATGAACCATGAGCGAATGTGTCAAACGGGAGACAACGCCATGAAGCGAATGATGAAGCGGAGGAAGAACAATGGATAGAGTAGGAAAGACAATCAGTTTTGAAATCGCAGGAATTGCTAAGGGCAAGGGACGCCCGAGGTTTAGCACTGCGGGAGGATATGCACGGACGTTTACCGACAAGGCAACTGCAACTTGGGAAAACTTCGTGAGGCTGTCGTATATCAACAGCGGAGGCGAGAAGTTAAGCGGCAACATCGCAGTAATCATTCAATCGTATTTCCCTGTCCCGAAGTCGATTAGCAAGAAGAAGCAGGCTCTGCTGATGGGGGCTCCGTTCCCACACAAGCCCGATTGCGACAACCTCGCAAAGAGCATCTTAGACGCACTCAACGGTATTGCCTTTGACGATGATATGCAGGTGACACTGTTGACCGTAACAAAGTTTTATTCTGACACGGCAAAGACCGCAGTAACCATTGGAGAATTGGAGGAAGGGTATCATGCAAATGTGGAAAATTGAGGTCTTAGAAGAAGGCAAGTGGAGACAGTACGGACAGGCAAGCACGGACTTCGCCAAACTGTACGTTATGGCACAGAAGATTTGTGAGAACGGAACGAAGGCAAGGGTCGTTCGGGTAAGGGGGTAAACATGGCAAGCAGATATAATATCAGAATCAACGTAAGAACTCTGAAAAACGGCAACCTGTATTCTTATGTTTCCATGTCAGAAGAGGTTGCGGCGTTGTTTGAAAAGCCGTATGTGTCCGTGAAGCGTATGAATGACAGGCTTGCGTTCTGTCAGTGGGATAACAAGACGGGACGTGGAGAGGTTACAATCAACAACGGTCGGTTGCAGTTCGGTGTGCAGGCAGATTGCGAAAAGATGCAGGACTTCTGCGGGCAGTATTACCTGTACGGAAAGACAGACAGTGGAGTTATTTATGTTAAGTTGGAAGACAGGCGACCATTTGACAGAGAGGTCGGTGAGTACCTTGCCTCTCCGCACGACAAGTGTTCGGAACATGTAGTAACTCAGACGGCATGTCTTTCCGATATGTTGCAACAGGCAATCGAACGGAAAAGTGGCGAGTTAACCAAAGCGGCAGAAGAAGTAACCGCCGCAGAGAATCTGCTGAAAGAAGCACAAGAGCGGTTTGATAAGGTGTCAGCGGAATTGAACGCATACTACGTTGTGCTTAACGCAGAAACGGTGGCAGGCGAATGAGCGAGAAAATCGTGTACCCATTTCTAAAGAGCGATGGGTTTGTTCGACCGTGCAGAAAAGGGTGCCCGAATTGCTTGCATTGTACTGACGTTTTTTGGGATTATTCGCACGGGATATACCATTGTGAATGTGAGTTGAATATGAAACAACCGTGCTGTGATTTGTACGAAAACAATGGAACAGAACCAATTACTATTGAGGAGTATAATCGAATAAAAGAAAAGGAGAATTAGAATTGATTTCGGTATGAAAGGGGGTGAGTAAATGATAGTTGAAACAAAAACGGGGCGTATAGAGAATGTCGAAACCATTCACATTGATACGGATTATGATACGGCAATCACATACGCTGTATTGCTTTCAAGGAACTATCTCGGTTGGGCAAAGTACGTTGTGCCTGTGACCGAGGTATTCAATGTTTATAGTGACGAGGACAGTGAAAATGCGTACAAGAACGCAATCGGCACGAAGGGTGATTTTCGGATAGAAGTGTACGGAAAGGGGTGAGCAGATGATTGGAATTGTAGTAGCACTGATAATGATTTTGTTCCGAATTGATTTAACCACGGCGTTGCTTGCGTTCATTGGGTTTGAGTTGTTCGGAATCAGTTACAACCTTAGTTACTTCCGTATGGTTGACAGACAGAAGCGTCACTTTATGGGAGACTTCGTGGAAGGATTGAGAAAGGGGTTAAACGATGCAAGAAGAAATGAAGCAAATCGCCGCAGAAGTGAAAGCGGAAATGGAGAAGGACGGAGTGATAGTGACGTTGACCGCTGACGAGGCGAAGGTTGTGCGTAAGGTCTTGTCCTGTGTGAACACGCTTTACACGGTTGTAGAACCCGAGTACAAAGAGAACAAGATTGATGCGATACTTCGGAAGTTAAGGAGGTTTGAAGAATGACAAGAGAAATGACAACAGACGAAGCAATTATTACGCTAAAACAGGCAGTGGACGAGACTTTTGGTGCGGGCATTGAAATAATAACAAGAGGCGGGTGCGAGGCGGTTAAAATGGCAATCGAAGCCTTACAGGAACGCAAGACGGGAAAGTGGATTGAACAAGCAGTACACAACACATATGCGGATTACAGATGTTCTGAGTGCGGAAGGACAGAAACTATATACTATGCGTTCGGATATATTCCAACGCAAGAGCGTGTTGTTGAGAAGTTCCCGTACTGCCACTGCGGTGCAAAGATGGAGGTAGAAGAATGTGGGGAATAATTGGCGTTGTTATTGGCGTTGCTATTGAGTGGCTTATAATCAAGCCATTGGAAAAAAGACGATACAGAAAGATGTGTGCAGATGAAGGACTTGTTCCTATTCAATGGTATTACAAGAAGGAGGTAGACGAATGAGTAAGCCAATTGAAAAGTTACAAACGATAGCAGAGTTCTTAGGCGAGAAACGAGTGGACGATTTGAAAGATTATGTTCTTGCCGAAATAAAAAGCGACTTTTCCGAAAGCCTTAGAGAAGAGTGGGTGCTTATGCCGAGCGAGTTTGAACACGCATGGAATGAAATGTTTACAGACATCGCAAAGTCAATTACGAAGAAGTACAAAGGAGAGATTAAGGCACTCGTAGAAAAAGTGGTTGAGGATAAGTTGGCTAAGTGGAAGATGGAGGCGAACGATGCAGGTTATAATTGATATTGATGATAATACATACACTAATTTATTCGATAACGGTTGGGAAGTAGTTTCGCAAGTCAGTGAAATATTATTGGCAGTAAAAAATGGCAAGCCGTTACCTAAAGGACACGGAGCGTTGAAGGACGCTGATAAGTTAGCAATAGCAATCGCTATGATACGCGACAGGTGGAATTGTTATGGCAACGAATATGAGAGTGCAATGTATCAAGCATACGATAATTGTGTTGATGAAATCATAGATGCTCAGCCAATCGTAGAAGCGGACGAGGAGGCAGACAAATGATTATTGTAACAGTTGAGGACATAATAATGGGTGCTTTGATTGCTGTTGCCGTTGTGTTTATTGTGTTGCATCGGTGGTTGGAACGGAGGTAGACGAATAATGGCATTGTTTGTAACGCAAGATGGAATGGATGATTACGAAAAGCACCTTGCCTACAAGTGCGGTTACAAAGTTGGGTACAATGACGCCCGTAAAGAGTTAGCCGAGCAAGGGCTTGCACGGAACAAGGGCAAATGGGTTCTTAACAAAAGTTTTCCTCAACATTTTTGGTTTTGCACTTGTTGCGAGTGGTACAACGATTATTCAAAAAGAGAGTTCAAATACTGCCCTAACTGTGGTGCAGAAATGGAGGTAGACGAATGAAAACAACATATAGCACAAACGAGGAAAAAGTTTGTTGCAGTTGTAGTCATAACATCCGATGCCCATATCGAGGGGATTTGACAAACATTCAGTGTTTCTGTGAATTGGATAATCATTACATCGGATATGTCGAGTGCATGACAATGCGATGCAGACATTGGACAAAGGAAAAGGAGGCAAAGCATGACAAAAGAGGAAAAGCAAAGGCTGATTGAAAAACTTGCAGACGTTTGGGGATTACATTCGGGTGATTCTATGTACGAACGTATGAAACGGTGCATAGACGAATTTGACGGCGAGGCAGAAACGCTGAGGCTGACGAAGGAACGGGTGTGCGAAATGGCACTTAACTTGATTTCAAATGCACAGGGCGGTGTTGTAAGCGGTGGAAACCACGAGGATTTTTTGTACGCACTTGCGTACAATGATGCGGTTCTTGATTTCAAGGACGAGTTGCTGAAAGAGGTGTGAGATAAGGAGGTAGACAATGGACAATAGCATAGAAGTACAGATAAAATTGGAAATGCAAGAGACGGTTGACGAATTTATTTACAAGGCAATCGAACCGTTCGCCGAAACAATAATTGGCAAGGTATCAAAAGAAGAACTGAAGCAAATACTAATACGAGGAACGCAAGAAGGACGTTGGATAAAGGATAGATACTGTTCAAACTGTGGGTGGAGCAACGAAGATGTGTGGTTTACAGCAAGTTGGACAGGACGATATTGCCCTAACTGCGGAGCAAAGATGGAGGTAGATGAATGAGTAAGTTCACACTAACAATAAATGATGACGGGTCGGCACACATAACGGTAAACGGCAAAGAGCATACAAAGGTAAGACGGCTTTTCATCTATGGCGAACCGACACAGATTGTAATAAACCTTGAAGAATACGTAATGCGAGAAGATGGACGCTACGCTTTTGACGAAAGCGGCGAGAGACTTTTGATGGAAAGCAGGATAATCGAGGTTGAAAGAGGGCAGGGGTACACGTATGAAGCAAGCGAGAGAACTGTTGAAGAAAATGATTGTTGAGGCGAACAATGTAGACAACCCCTCTGAAACCCGTCAGATTTGCCGAGAATGTGCCGAATGGATTGAGGCGGTAATTCTATCGCCTACTAAGCCAAAGATGCGTAGAGTGCCGTTCTCGTGGTTCTACGAGGCTATCTGCGGCAGGTGCGGTGCGGTGCTGACAAGCGACGAGGGTGATTGCGAGCGGTGCGGATGCAAGATTGATTGGCACGGGTTATAAAGAGAAAGACCGAGGCGTAGAAACCTCGGTCTTTTTTTATTGCGGTTTTGGGTGTTTTGGGGTAGGGTTGGATACCCGCAATTATCTCCTGTCCAATTTGTCGATGAACCGCTGAAACTCCGCACGGGTCTGCTCGTCGGGTGCATCGTGCATCATGTCACGGACGGCATCAACCATGTCACGGCTGTCCGCATATCTGCCACGGCTGTCTCTACGAGCACTTGTGCCACGCCCACGGGCGTTGTTATAATCTCTCATATAGCCGTTGCTGTAACCGTCCGACAGTTCTTCGGATTTCAGAAGGTTTTTCTTCATGTGCAAAAGAGTGTCAGCGTACTGCACCTCTGTCATGGTAAGGCTACCGTCCCTCTCCGCTTTCCGCTCAATGGTTTCAAGTTCGTTGCAAATGTAATCGAGTAGTTTGTGCATCACGTCACCCCCTTATGCTGTTGCGGGGGTAACGGGGTTTGCAACGGTGTACGCAGGAATCGGATACGGTGCGACACGGTTCACGATGTACTGCGTCTGTGCCGTGTTGTCGGCAACAAGAGCCGCCGTCTGTGCCGTCTGCGATGCCGCAAGGTTGGCAAGCGTCAACTGACGCTAAAGGTCGGAAAACTT